TGCGCGGCCGCTACGGTGCCGCTGTAGCCGAGCTGGCCAGAAGCACTGGCAGTGTTGGCGGCCTGGGTTGCCGCGATCGTGCCAGTGATCCCGCTGCTGCCCGCGGGAAGATGCAGCATGCTCGCGATGTTCGGGCTGGACACCGATGAGGCACCACCCGAGGTGGTGAAGTTTCCCGCCGTGATGATCCGGTACGCCGAATCGTCGGAGTCGTTGTCCTCGATTTCGGTCCAGTTCGTCGGCGGCGTATGCGTACCGCCGGACTCCGAGTAGCCGTGCCAGTCGAGAACACCGTCCGCGACACTGTTCAACGTCACGGCTGGCCACGCAGTACCGCTGTTCGTTGCCGATGTCAGCGACACGGTGGACAGGTTCGCTGCCGTGTCCACGCCGCGGTACAGGGTGGCCTGGCAGGTCGTCCACATGGACCCGGTCCAGCTGAACGTGTAGGTGCCGGTGTCGGCGGCGGTGAGACGCTTGATGTAGGTGTCGATCTTGCCGGACCCGTTGACCGCCTGCGTCCTGGCTACCCAAGGGGCTCCAGGGGTCGTGACAGCGGGGTTGATCGACTCCCACCGGGACAGGCGAACAACCACCACGTCATCAACAGCGGCGCCGGTCGGGACAGGAACCGCACGCGATGAAGTGAAAGCAGTGTTGCCGGTGGTGGTCGAGTCGATGTAGGTGACGGCCATGCCACCCCCGGTAGCTATACGGAGCAGGTTGCCGGTCGGACGCGAACGAGCTAATCCCCAGGGTTTGAACTGCCTAGACGGCTGTCCACGAAACGGTCTGCAGGAGCGTCACACGCCCCGGTAGGGTGTCCAGCCGGTCGAACGTCGCGGAGATGTTCGTCGCCGTGATCGCCAGGTGCTGCGTGTTGTCCTCGTCCTGCGTAACCGTCGCCCAAGCGAGGGCCCCGTTAACCATGTCCTGCCACGGCACCCGCTGGATGGTGACCTGATCCGGAGCGGGGTCGTTGTTCAGCGTGACTATCCCGTCGCCATGATCAGTGAAGTCGAGTTCGTCGGCCATCAGGCGTTGCCCGCGGTGATGGTGAACGATGTCACCGCGACGCTCCCGCCGATGGTGAGGGCGACAGCGTTCAGGTTCAGGTCCGAACCCGACGTACCCACATCGCCGTCGACCATGGCGGTTGAGCCGGCGGAGTTCCAAAGCCGGAAGTGGGTAGCGGTGCCGGTCGCGTCAGCGGATGCGTCCGACGTGATCGAGTTCAGCGTGAGCACACCGCCAGACGCCGCCGGGGCGAACGTCGCGTTGCACGTCAGCTCCGCCAGGAGCGTGCCGGTGATCGACGCAGCCACGTTCGCCGGTCGGGTGCCGCTGTAGATGCGGAGCTTCGCGGTTGTGCCCACCGCCGTCGTGACCTGATCGAGTTGAGCGTTCCGGATCGCGGTGCTGTACGAGAGGGCCATCAGTCGCCAGCCTTCCGGGTCTCGGCCTTCTTGGCCGGAACGGCCTTCTCGACCTGGTCCTCGACCACCGGTTCCCCGATGCCCGCCGCGCACATGTCGGCGCCGACGTTGTCCTCGACCTCGAGCACCTCGCCGGCATCCGGCCAGTCCCGGCCGTTCAGCAACCCGGTCGGGCGGTTGACGATACGAACCTTCATGATCAACTCCAGATAGCGATGGTGGCCGTGAATGAGGGTGTCGTTCCGCCCGGAAGCGGCCACGACACACGAGCGAAGGCTCCCCGCGACTGCGCCACACGCCACACGGTGACCCCGGTCGCCGAGATGACCGGGATCGTCTCGTCGACGTTCGCGGCTAGCCATGTGGTGCCGTCGTTGGAGAACTGCACTACCGGCGCCCACGTCGGACTGGTGCCCGACACCACGTCGACGCCGATGTGCACCGACACGGCCCCACCAACGTTGCCGACGGGCTGGACTGTGGCGGTGGCTGTGTTTCCGGCAGCCGTGACGACAGTGGATGACGCGTGCTGCGTCGTGATCCTCGGCATGATTGCTCCAAGCTCTCTGAGGCAAGGCAAGAGCCCCCAGCAATCGGCCTTGGTACTGGCTGCGGTGTCGTTCGTGAGCAGCAGAGACGGCCCGGGTTGGGCCGTCTCTGCTTGGGATCAGGTTGCGCTGTTGGCGAGGTACTTGCAGGCGTTCGGGTCGACCGTGACGGCCCCGGTACGGACCAGCGTCCGGAACGCGACCTGGTCGTTGCCGAAGGCGTATTCATTCGATCGCTCGAATCGTAGGCCGCCCGCGATGCGGATCTTCAGGGCCGACATCTCGCCGAAGTAGATCGACTTCGCGTTCGCCGCCATCGCCGGCAGCTGGGGTACGACGTACGCCGGCTTGCCGAGGATGGTGTCCGGGTCGCCCGCGGTGAGCGCAGGCTGCCAGATCGACGACCCATTCGGTGCGCCCTTCAGGTTCCGGATCGCCGCGAAGCTCGAGTCGGCCATGACCCACGCCGAGTTCGTCCGGTACTCCGGGAGCACCGAGTGGAACAGGTTGACCAGCAGGTCGGAACCCATGCCGGCGGTGGCCTGCGAGCCCAGACTGACAGTGGTGCCGACCGGGCCGGTCACGCCGACGGTGGTGAACCCGGCGATCAGGGCGGTGGTGCCGATGTAGGACAGGGTCCGGGCGAGTTCCCGGCCCGCCGCCATCGAGATGTAGCCCTCCAGGTCGAAGTTGGTGTCCGACACCAACTCCGACGGCACCAGGGTCAGGTAGCCGTACTTGGAGACCGACAGGTTGACCGTGGTGAGCGTCGCGTCGTTCGCGGTGATCGCGCCGTTCGCAGAGATCGCGGCCGGCAGGGCGGCGTTCGCCGTGCCGGTCGTGGCATGCACCGTCGCGACCGGCAGCGGCAGCGTGTTGCCGTCGGTCGTGTTGAGGATGTCGACGCCGGACTGCAGAAGCTGCGACCCGGCGACCGCATACTGCCACAGCTGGCCGTACACGCCGTCCTGCGCGACGCCGCCGGTGGCCGACATGGCACGCGTCTCCTGGCCACGGGTCGCCATGGCGCGACGCTCCGCACCCGGAACCGCGGCGATGTCGAACACGTCGCCGACACGGGCCTCACGAGCCCACTTGCCGAATGCGGCGTCGGCGTCGGTCTGGCGCTGCTGCTCGTTCGGCTGCTTGCCGGTGACCTTGCGGAACGACTCCTCGAGCTCACGCCCGCGGTCCTCGCCGTCCTTGATGGCCTTGGCTCGCCCCAGGAGTGTGCCCGCCTCGGCGAACATGCCGTCGAAGGCCGCCTGCTCCTCGACGGACAGCTCGCGGCCCTCGGTCACGCCCCTCTGGGCGATCTCCTGGGCCTCGTTGATGAGCGCTGCGCGGCGCTCCATCAGGGTGTCAGCAATGCTGGACATGTGTGGGTCCCCTTTCACGGGACTCGGATGGGTCGTGCATGAGTCCCGGTGGGGGCTGCCCTGCCGGATACGTACTGGTGGTGCGCCACGGTCAGCGGGTGGTTTTGCCTGCCCGCCGTGAGTGGTGGTCTAGAGGGTCGCGTCAGGGTCCAGCAACGCGATCGCCGCGAGAGCAGCCTGAGCCGAACGGCGCTGCTTCACCGGAGCGACACTGTCGGTGCGCTTGAAGAACTTGATCAGCTCATCGCGCTCCGCCAGGCCGCGCACGTCGGTGACCTCGACGCTGAACTTGCGGGCCAGCGACTCGTACGCCGAGCCCGGGCCGACGAGCGCGCCGCCGACGCGCTGCTCGATGCGGGCCAGCGAACGGACGTCCACCGTGCGCCCAGAACGCACGCCCACCGAGGTGTCCAGGTAGGCCGGGGTGTTCACCGGCGCCACATCGATCAGGCGGACCGACTGCAGGGTCCGCATCGGGTAGCCGGTGACGTCGTCGGTTGCCCAGTCGTCATCGAAGGCGATGAACGCGAACGAGGACTGCCGTACGTCGCCGCGCTGCACGAGCTCGTGGACGTCGGCGCGGCTCGCGGGCAGGTCGACGTGGTAGGTGAGGCCGACCTCGTCGAGACCGAGGCGGAGCGTGCGGGCACCCGTCGTGCCGAGCAAGAGGTTGTCCTCGTGGTTGTAGCGGGCCAGCACGTCGGGCCAGCCGTCACCGTGCGACTTGTTGAAGGCGCGTGCGTCGATCTGCTCGACGAAACCACCGAGGTTCTGGCTCATCCGGCCGAACTTCGCGGCATACCCGCCGATAGTCATCTTGTTGTCGGCCGCGGCGCGGATCTCCACCGGGACCGACGTGAAGCGCCGCTCAGCGTCGCTCATGGCAGTTCTCCTCTTGTCAACGGATCTACAGATGGTGCGGGCATGTTGTGGAAGTCGCCGCCCGGAACAGGTGGCCGGTCCTCGAGCGCCCGCGCTTCGTTGAGCGACAGCCGCCCATCCTTCAGCTGTGCACCGATAACGTCGGTGCGGGTCTTCGTATCGGTGCGGAACGTCGCGTCAACGTTCAATTTGACGACCTGACGCTCCGGAAGCAGCCGGTTGAACGCGTCCTCGAGCCGCACCATGTACGGGCGCATGTCGTTCGCCCGGTTCAGCGACCTGGACTCGTCCGTGCTGTACGTCAGCGACCCGACCGCCTCGCCGCCGATCTCGCGAGGGTCGATGCCGTAGATGGCAGCGATCTGCGAAGCGGTCAGCTTCAGGGTCTCGATGAACTGCGCATGCGACGGCGGGATCACCGAAATGCTCAGATCCCAGTCGCTTCCGGTCACGAACGGCTTCCCGGACGTGAAAGCTGCCACTGCACGGTCTCGAATCACCTGCGCGGAGTCACCATCGAGCACCTGCTGAGTGTTCTTCAGCACCGCGGGGGGCAGTCCACCCCCACGTCGCACGTCGGCGTAGTCCTGCGCGGACAGGCCCGCTTTCACGATCGCCGCGTAGTGCTCGATCGGCGACAGCCCCAGGGTGCAGCCGGTGGGGACGATCCATGGGACGTGCACGAGTTGGCTCGCGCCGACTGGCTGACCGGCCACGTACCACTGCTTCGTGGTCTCGTCGAACGACCACCAGTCCCTGCGAAGCCAGTTCACCACTGTCGGGTAGCCGAAACTGTCGGTTTCGACGATCCAGCCCACCGCATTTCCTGCGGTCGCCATCCCGAACCCGGCCTGACCGATCCACGAGCCGACCCCTGGACGACCGGGCTCATTCTGGCTGCGGAACAACTGCGGCAGCGGAACCGTCTTACGGGCCTCGCCGTTCAGTTGATACGAGTCCAGCGGCAGCGTGGACAGGAAGTCGACGATAAACCGGATCGACGAGTACACCGGGGCCAGATGTGTGGCCTTTTCCGTCGAAATGGACCGCGAATCGTAGTCGGGAAAGGTGTTGAACCACTGGTCGCCGGATCGCTGCTCGGTCCTACGGAAGAACAGGCTCACTTCACGTCACCGCGCTTCGGGCGGGCGGGACGGGCAGCGAGCGCCGACCCGAGAAGGATGACCACGCCGGCCACCGCGAGGCAGGTCCAGCCGATCCACCGGTAGGTCAGAGCGGCCAAACCGGCAGCGATCAGCAGCAGCGCGAGCGCGTCGAGAAGGGTGGTGAGGATTGCGCGCATCAGCCCCTCCTCAAAAGACGGATAGCAATGGGTCGTACGAGAAGCCGAGCAGATAGTCCGCGATGACAGCCCCCTCCAGCGGCGACACGTCGGCACTGGAGTTCCTGCGCCCCACCGCGCGACGGTCGAGCACCGGCCTCCACTGCGCACCGCGTACCGCGTCCTCGAGTTCGGGATGACTCATGTGTGCGATCACTGCCGTCTGGACCTTGTCGAAGAACGCAGCGCTCGCATCCTGCACGTCCGAGGTCGACAGCAAGCGCAGGTTCACGCCTGCGGCTTTCAGGGGGTCGATCAGGTCAGCGGCGGGTCCACGGGAGTCGATCCCGACCCGGCACTTCAGTTTGTCCTGCAGCCGCTTCGCTTCGGCGACAACCCAGTCGGTTCCGCGACGGCGGTCCAGCAGCCCGACCAACTCACGGCCCGGCAGCGGAGTAGCACCAGAGATGGACGACCAGGCACGATCTACCGAGACGGCGATGCCCAGCGTGATTCCGGACGTCGGGGGCTCGTCCTGTGTCGGGATAGCGCACCGGGCCCACTTGTCGGCGCCGAAGATGTGCTCGAGGTGACCCGGGTCGTCCCACCAGCCCAGACGTTCACGGGCGAACTCTTCTGGCGGAAGTGCGCGTCGTTCATTGCGGATGGTGTCGACGAGGATGCGGCGACCCATCTGCGGGTTCGCCATCTGCCACAGATCCTCGTCGTCGAGGACGCACCCCGAAGTTCCCGGATCGTGGATGCACTGCGGGTTTAGGCACGCCTCTTTCGGTGCGCACCACTCCACATAGACCATCGACGGTGAGCCCTTGCGGCCACGGTCCCGGATGCCCCGGAGGACTTCGGAGTCCGCGTAGCCCGCCGACGAGCCATACCAGACCTGCGGCTCTGTCTGCGCAGACAGGAGAGGCAGCAGTGAACCCATGTGCACGGGCTGGAGAGCGAACGCCTCGTCCAGCACCACGCGCTTGCCGGACAGACCCTTACCGCCGGACTTCGTACGGGCCTTGAACCTGATCCGGCACCCGTTCAGGAGCTCGATCGCCTCATCGCCGTTGCTGCGGTGAATGTGCTTGATCTCGCGGTCCAGATCAGGACTGGACTCGATCAGCTCCGACAGATCCCTGAACGCTTCCTGCGCGGTGGCAAACTCATGCGCCGACCACACCAGCAGCGGAACCTCGGCGATGAACGCCTCACCCAGTGCGGCGATCTTGAACAGGCCCGTTTTGATGTTCTGACGGGCCCCGATCACCGCAATCTCGAACGCGACCCGTCTCCCGGTGCGGTCCAGGCCGAACATCGGCTCGAGCACCAGACGCTGCTCCGGGTCAGCGGGGAAGCCGACCATCTCCGCCAAGTCCGCTACCTCGGGGGCCAGCGAGTCGGCGTAGTCGGGAGCGGTGAGGTGGGCCGGCTTAACCAGCGTTTCGTTTGCGGTCACGGCGCGCCCTCAGTTCATCCAGGCTGCTGGCCTTCGGGGCGTCCCTCATGGCCTCAGCCATCACCGAACGAAGCTCCTTGCTGATCGGCGCGACGCTCAGCCCCATAGCACGCGGGTCCGACATTCTCCGGGCAAGCTCGATCGCCTGCTGACCCAGCGCCGTCTCCGCCACGCCAGCGGCCTCGAGCTCACTGCGGGTCGCTGCCAGGAGCGGGGCGACCGCGTCAGGGTCCGACGGGGGGCGGATCGGCTCCACAGACGCCTTCACGCCCGCTCTGGAGCCACGTTTGCGGCATGCGGGGCCGCAGTAGGTCGCACGAGGCGACTTGGCCTCGAAGGAGGTCCCGCAGGCCGTGCACTCGACTGTCCTCACCGGGGGTCACCTCCCGCTCAGGGTCGTCACTGTGACTGTGTGTGACCAGGGAGGGATCAGACGATGAGTGCGGTCATGGTCAATGTGTGAGTTAAAAACTTTCAGAGTTGCCAGCGCCGTAACTCAGTTACGCGACGCTTGTATGTTGCTGTGTTGCCACCCATGGGGCACTCACGGCCTACATGCTCAGGTCCGCGGTAGATCGAGCGGTCCACGTCGTCATGGCCCAGGTGCCACGGCATGCCCGGCTGGAGGATGTAGCCACAGCGCCAGCACATGAACACCTCGCCGGCTGCCATGCGCGCCGCGTACTGAGCTCTCAGCGCTTGGTGCTTGGCACCCCATCCACCCTTGGTAGTGCTACCGGGCGGCTTGGGTCTCCTTGCCATGCGTCATCACCTACCTATGACGCAGTAGCTAGTGGGTTGGTGCCTACGCCGTGAAGGGGGGAGTGTGGGCCTTGAGTACCCGATGGATCCGCGCTGCTTCTACCAGGCTGACCGAGTCGGGCATGTGCACTACCGCTACCGGGTCACGGTGCAGGCCAACAGCGTCGAGGTGGCGCAGTGCGTCGCGGTACTGAGTCGCGAGCGCTGTCTCTTCCTTGATCTGACGGTCGCAGTCCCCGACCTGCTTGAGTAGGTTCTCGCGTTCGGTCTTGCTCGCCGCGATGCGCCTCTCCAGCGTGTGGATCCGACCGTTCATCTCGCTCTTCAGTTCTTGCATGGTCTTGCGCTCCTTGCGTGGTCTTACTGAGATGCGGGTGCCTCGTGGTCTTGGCATACGAGCTCCACCACTGGGTCACCGTGGTCAGTGGGTACGGGACGCTCAGTGTCGGCAGGCTGAGGGCAGCCGGGTTCGATACACACTGGTTCGCTCATCGGTTCACGGCTCCATCACGGGTAGTGGCTCGGCATGGTCCAGCTCATACACGGGCTGACCCGGATCAGTCGAGCGCTTCACGTAGACCCACAGCGCCACGTTGTTCTGGATGTACAGGCGGTCATGGGCTGGCGAGGTGGTGGCTGTCTGGCCATCGAAGGGACCGCCGGTGAGCTGGGCATTCTCGGTGTACGCCAGCCCTCGGGTCTGGATGGACGTCCCTCTGAGTTCGGTCATGTTCCCACCTGGATGATGAAGGGCTGGGAGTAGGTGGCGTCCACTGGCCGGCCAACAGGGGCGTCGTCCAGTGAGCCTGTCATCGCCAGCTGAGGGTGGGCCTCGATGCAGTCGCGGCACCAGATGTCACCGTGCCAGGCGTACAGCGTGCCGTCTTCACGGTTGCAGTACTCGCAGGCTTCGGTCACGGCTTGTCCTCGTCGCGGAGTTGGAACCTGCGGGCGCGCAGGCCGTGCTCGTCAGGGCAGGCGCCGAGATGCCGCAGTCCACCGTGCGCTTCTCGAGGTTCGCCGCATCTCGCGCAGATGGCGGCCAAGCCAGGATCGGGTAGCCGTCCACCGTGGGGACGTGGCTCACTCAACGCGACACACGTCCTTGGCAGGTGGCGATGGTGTACCCACCGTCCGAGGTGTTCTCGCTGACCACCACACCGTCGACCGTGATACGGCAGGTCACCGAACCCAGACCCTGACCGTTCTGCACCGACAGGTACACGACGTCACCAGTGCTGAACGTGTAGGTGCCTGTGATCGGCAGGAGGCCGGTCTTCTGGGTCGTACCACCGGGGGCTTGGGCTGTGACCATGCCGGTCCTGCCTGAGCCGTAGGCAGCGTCAGCGGCGGCTTGGTACTCCACGGTGTGGGTGGTGGAGGTTGGGGTGGTGGGCGCTAAGCCGTCCGTGGCCCACAGTGCGACACCGATGACGGAGACCGCGATCAGGGCCAGCAGTACGAAGGCCGCCACGGCGAGGCGGTTGCGCTTCGCCGGCGGGCGTCCGGGGTTAGGCAGGAGCGGGCCGTCCGGAGTCCACTGGGTCTGGTGCTGCTGCGTCATGGTTGCCCCCTGTTGATGGGGGCTTAGACGCGTGCCCTGACCGGCCGGTTCCCTGGCTCCCCACTCGGAGTGTGGCACTGGTTGGTCACTGTGCGGTAGGGGCTGGGTGTCGCGCTTCATGGCTTGGGCTTCCACTCGTCCAGGTAGCCGCGACGCCCGGCATACCCGGACCCGAGTAGCCGCAGCGTCTGGTCCGCTAGGTCCTGTGGGCGACCACCGTCATACCAGGCGTTCTCCGGTTCACCCTCGATCCAGGTGATGCAGTTGGCGACGACGGCGCGCTTGGCCTCTACGTCTGCCAGCACTGACGCCGGGTCGTGGCGAGCGATGAACCGTTTCGTCCCATCGACCATGAAGTCGTACGCCCCACAGGCCACCGGATACGGGTTCCCGTCGGTCACGGTGTACACATAATCGGCGTCGTCCGGCGACGTCCATTCGGCGCTGCCGTTCACCTTCGCTGCGGTGTTGGCACCAGACTCGTCCTCTTTGAGGACCTGGAGCAGCCATGCCGCCAGTTCACTCTTCACGGGGTCGCTCCACCGGCTTCATGCCCTGGGCGACCGCTCGCTTGTAGTCATCGCGGATCAGCGACCTGATGAACTCGCTGCGGTTCGGGACCGTACCCGACCAGGTCGCTGCCTCGTCGGCGTCACCGTTCGCGTACCGGTACTGGACGAGCGCGTTGAGGACCTGCTCCTGACGAACGGAGAGGCGTAGGTTGATGACCCTGCTTGCGTCTGACACGAGTCTTACTGTACATCGCGTGTCTTACAGACGCGAGCCCTAGCCACGCCACCATCCGCGCTGCTCGCGAGCGCCTGTACGGCTGGTCTCCCACGTCTCGACGAGCGGCCAGATCGCCGGCTCAGTCTTGGTGGGGCGGTGTCTGCCGCGTTTCAGCCTTGGCCAGCGCACGAGCGATCGCCACCTTCAGCCTCACGAGCCAGTGCTGTGGTCGCCTGTGGCGGCCCCGTTTCATCCACACCCCCAGTGTGGTTAC